AAAATTTTAGATCTATGCCAAAGTGATGTTTTATTTCTAAATTACGACACACATATATGTGAGCATCAGTTTGTTTACCATAATCATCCTCCATTTGTTTTGCGAAATCATTTATTTTTTCCGTTGCCCTTGACATATCAGTAAAAAAAATCATCATGTCATCAAGTATTTTTTTTATTAAAGATGGTGGAAAACAATTTGGGTCTTTTGTCCAATTAGAACATAACCACTTATATCTCTCACTATCTCCAAGTAACATGACTCTTTTTTCAGTCATTAATGGTCTAGTATTAATGATATTTGCCATTTCATTCCAAGATAATAAATCAGGTTTGTAATTCTTCTTAAATTTTACTCCCTCTGATAAAAAAAGATCGGTTTTCATTTCCTTAAAAATTCATTTAAAATCCAACTACTACTATTCATTTTGTTATCGCCACCCACTCCCCACTCAAAGATAACTTTATCATTCTGTTTAAACTTAAGATACTCTGGTACATTAGTATTCACTCTGTCTCCTCCATTACAGAATATCACTTTATCATACATTTGTAAACACTTAAAGATTGCCATACTAGATGAGTTGTCTGTATCATCATAAGTAATTGTCAAGTCAACTGGTTTGAGTTCCTTAACTATTGCTCTTCTCTCCTTCATTGGAAGAAAAAACTTTCCTTTCTTACGAATTAACCACTCATCAGAATTTAATCCGACACACAATGGTGTATGTGGATACAATTCTTTTGCATTTTTGAAATATGAAATGTGACCACTATGTATTGGGTCAAATCCACCTGTGACTAATACTATCTTACTCATCGTGTAATAACTGTTGTAGCTGCTTGACCTTTGTTGAAGATAGTATCGACTACTGCTTCAACCTTTCTTGCGGTAGTAATACCCACGTTAGAGTAAACTGGTACACATACAAGACCAAATACTTTGTCTGCATCGCCCTTGCGAATAACCCTACCGATTGTCTGACTTATACCTATGTAGTCCATTGATCTCATAAACAATACTGCTTCAAGACCATTGACATTGATACCTTCTGAGAGTATGCTGTGATGTAGTACAACAAACTTTTTGTCTGTCCTACCCCACTCATTAAGTGTATTAAAGAAAGTCTCTCTGTCAACCTTCTCTCCATCAATCATCGCACCTGTCTTTGCTGTGATAAACATATAAGAGTAACCACGAATTGCTAACTGTTGTACGAAATCTGTCTGAGAAACAAGTGCAACAATCTGTCTGGTTGACTTGGCACATATCAATACTTTGTCCTTATCAAGATTGTCAATCGCACCAATCATTTGCTCATTATCTCTGTCTGCAACTAACTCATCTTTCTTAAGTATTCTTGAACGATACACCTTGACTTTAGGTGGTAGAATGTAACCTTGCTTGACTAACTTTGGTGCAGGTACTTGACATATCACACCACCATACACCTCTGTCCAGTTCATACCTGCCTTGACAGGAGAACGACTATGCTTTGGTGTAGCAGTAAAGAAATAGCATCTGTGAGCATACTGAGAGAAGTAATCAGTAGCAGGGAAAAAGTTTTTCTGTACTGAATTGTGTGCTTCATCAAAGTAGATAGTATCAACATTGATACCACTCTCTTGTATTCTGTGTAGTGAATGATAAGTTGTAAATATAATTCTACGACCACCTAAATTCTGCTCAACAAACTGCTGTATCTGAAATGGATTGGTGCTACTGAATACACCTTTGATTTTACCACTATGAACGTGCATTACATCTACATCATTGTACTTCTTATCAATAATTTCCATAAATTCGTGTGATAGTTGCTCTGCAAGTAGTATGCGTGGTGCAACAACTACAACTGTACCATAGTATTCTAACTGTCTGACAGCATCCATAATCATACAGATGGTCTTACCACCACCAGTAGGAACAATGACTTGCCCTTTGTCGTGGTCTGTCATTGATTGAATTGCTTGCTCTTGATGTGGTCTTAGTTGCATTAGTTTTCTTTAGATGTCTATATTATAGCACTCTTGTGAGTGGTGTATCAATGTCTTGTGACAGTTTTGGAACTGCATTACTTATTCTTTCTTTTGATATATCAATATACTTTTCTTCTCTCTCTATCAATATGTAATTACGATTTGTCTCAATACAAGCTACTGCTGTACTACCACTACCACCAAAGCAATCAAGGACTACATCGCCCTCCTCAGTACAATGATGAATGACATTCTTGAGTAATTCAATTGGTTTAGGTGTCAAGTGTCCAAGTTTTTTTGAATCAAACTCATATTGCCATACCGAATGACAGTTCTTTTGATTGAAGAATTTAGGAACTAGGTCATTCATAGTAAAACCTAAATGCTTTGTAATAGGTTTGATAGTCTCCTCTGTAGGAAAGTTTTTACCTGTTTCTATATTACTGTACCAACCAGTAACATTACCATTTTTACTGAGTATTTCTTTACTAATATCAGATGATTTGATACCTAACTCTAACCTACGTTGTCTTAACTTTAAATGCAAATCTTTCTTTGTATAGAATAGAATATACTCTGCCATTTTCTGAAAGTTATTAAGTCCTTCTACTTGTATGAATCCATTTAAGAATCCTTCTTGCTTACAACCTGAGAATAACTTATTCCATACGATAAAGTTTCTATATTCTAAATTAGTTTCCTCACTTATTCTTCTATCTAACTCTGCCATAATTCTAAAATCATTATGAAAGAACCAGAATGAACCACTATCTTTCAAGACTCTATCAATCTCTATGAATACTTCTTGCATCCAATCATAATAAGATACACCTGTGTATTCCTTTGGTTGATAACCTTTCTTAGTCACACCAAAATTATCCCAATCATCTTTAGCAATGTTGTATGGTGGGTCTATGAGAACAAGGTCAACAGACTTATCCTCAAGTTCTCTCATCTTAATGAGACTATCTCCATGATGTATGATGTTCATAAGCTCCTTTGATAGTTGTTTGAAATACGTCTTTCACATGACTATTTGATTGAAGTAAGTTACCACTTCTAGTAAGAGGTAAAATATTACCACCTCTAGTCTGATATTTGTCACTTCTAATTGGGTCAACATGACCAAATTGCACTTGTCTTAAGTCTCCCTTATCGTCTGATATATCTTGAATTCTATACCATTCTGGTTCAATTGTCCACCCATTAACAGCATCGCATAAGTATCCATCTTTACCAATTATACGAATACCCTGTTCTTTAAATTCTTCTATAATTTCCTTTGACCTTTCGATAAGTTTCTCTTCAATATCCTTTGGAAGTGTATGTTCGATACCCTTTTGTAGCATAAGAATAGCAGAGAAATCAAAATAAGCAGTAGCAATTAAATACGGTGTTGATGCAAATTCTAATGGTACACCCGCTTTCATTTTAACTTTATTTAATTTCCACCTATACTTTGCATTTAACTTAGTGTATTGGTCTTTTGTTATTTGTATGGGGAAAGTTCTTTGAGTTCTATTTTTAAAGAATATATCATCGTTGCCTGGTGCTTGAGAGCAATCTCTTACTTTGTTTCTGAATAATTCACTAAAAAAATTATCATATTGGTGCATACACTTTCCTTTATGTCCTTTTGGTAAACAACATTTTGGTTTTGAATTCTCAAACATAGTTTTAAAGAACTCAACATCTTGGTCAGTTCCAATCTCTTTAATTTTTTCTAAAGCTTGTTCAAATGTTTTTTTAAGAACTCCTCCTTTGAGAGTTTTCATACAAACTAAGTCATTATATTTACTTGTTTTTTCAAATTCCTGTGCCTCTATTATAGCACTTTTATTTTCATCTGTTATCAATGAACACATAATAATGTAAGGGTTGTTATGTATTCATTATAGCATGAAACAACTTCATGTGCAGAGGGTTGTGACAGTTTGATGATTGTCATTCAACACCATTTTTCCAATTATCAAAGTTCCATTTTTTCCATTGTCCATACCGTTTAGTATTATTTTCATTGTCAATCATTTCATAAAATTCATCATCAGGACTAAATGGGAGTGATTTAGCATATTCCCAGAAAGGTGTATCAAATTCAGAACCATATTGATAATGCCATAAAATTATGTTCTCTAATTGTTTCATTTTAGTTCTTATCTGGTTATTACAATAATCTAAGGATTGTATTTTAAATATGAAATCCCAAGATTGTCTGCAAATAAATTGATAAAATCCTACAGAGGTAGCTTCCATAGGTTCTATAAATCCATACATATTTCCTTGTAAAATAGTTCTTTGACCATTATAAAAATTTTTTGCCATGTAATTTTCAAATATTAATTCATCAATAATATAATCTAAATTAAATCTAGACGTAAAATCTTCTATGGCATCATCACGTTTGGTAATCGTGTTGTTATAAAGATAACCATATGATACACTATCTTGATTTGGTATAACAAATGTCCATCCGTTAGGAGTTGCAACACATCTAGTATAAATTAAATCTGGATTTCTATCATATTTTTTTGAAAGTAATACGCTATTTAATGGATTTGTCAGAGTATCGTAATTGCTTTTATCTCGATTATGTCTACCTCTGCAATCAAATATGACATCTGCATCAATCTCTTCCTCTGGGTTCTTAATGATTTGATCTTTCACTTTAAAAAATCCTGAGTTACATACAACTTCAGATAACTTTTTAGGAACAAAATGTATTCCCATATCATTCCATTGAAAAGGATGAAATATCTTTTTATTTTTTCTTCCCCATCCCTCGTACAAGATACCACTTTTAAAAGTTGCACCAATCGGATTATTATACCAATTAATATCTAGAACATCTGCAATCAATTCTGGAACAGAGAGAGTTGTACCTTGCCCAACTTTCTCGATTGGGTAGTAATGTGGACTATGATATAATTCAATCTCAAAATTATTTGATTGTTCAGATAGGTATTTTTGATAATGTAATGCAGTAATACATCCTGCATTTCCAGCACCTATGATTGCAATTCTCATTCCTATATTATACTACTTAAATCTAGTTTTGACAAGTAGAATATATATGTTATAATATTATTAAAATTGATTATGCATGGCAAATAATGAAAATGATCGAATGACAGATTTCATCATTCGATATAAAAAAGCATTTACAAGAGAAGAGTGCCGACAAATAATCGAACATATAGATTTTCTCGATGAAAATTCACTCCTTTTCCCTCAAGAATTAAGTAATAGACCTTTTCAAGACCAAGATGCTGTAAATGTTCTTTCAGATGAGGGGATTACTCTACCTACAGCTGCAAGTGTTACAAATAAAATTTTTCCTAAAATTCAACCATGTATAGACCAATATCTCAAACAATTTCCA